AAGAGTTCGCTCGTTTCTTGACGGAATGGGACAGAGGCATGCGACTGATTCAAGATGAGAATCGGATTCAAATGTTGCTGTCACGCAACAAGATTGAGAAGTCAGCAGATGGTTCCTTCATGACCCGTAAGGGAAATGTTAAACTGACTGACGGTCAGTTCATCTGGCTCAAGGACAAAATACGGGAAGGCTACGAGCCGACACCGATAGTGCACTTGATGATGGAAGAACACAATGTGGAAATACACAAGTCGTATGTTTCAAAACTACGACGCAGAATGAAAGAGTGCGGAGAGTACTACTATGAAGATTGATGAGAAAGACGATGTGGTGAATGTGTATGTTCGCCAGTCATGGTTGAACGATGCAATGATTTGCCCCGAGCGGTCACGCCTCGCAATCATGTTGCCGACATGGCGTTCATCAAGTGATGCGACGGTGCTTGGCACCGCCGTTCACACAGCGATTGAAAAGATACTGACCGGCACAACTGACGTGGTGTACATGAACGAAGAGTTTGTACTCGCACTAGATGACCTAGTGAAAGAAGAACCGTTCAAGTTCAACTCCATGTCTGGTGTCAACGAGATGCGTGAGTTTGGTTTGTTGATGGTTGATTCGTTCAAGCGTGACATTCTGCCAAGCGTTGAACTTGGCGGTCGTGTTGAACACACATTCACTCACGAACTCAGCACGCTCGATGGCGTGCTCCAACACAACGGGAAGCCAGTCAAGATTCTGTTCAACGGAACGATGGACTATGTGACACCAAGCGGTGTCATCTGGGACTGGAAGACAGCAGCCCGAAAGTATTCACAGAACGACAAGCAGAAGCAGAGCATTCAAGCGAGTGTGTACGCCCATGCTGTTGTAAAAGAGGGCTGGAGCGATTATCCAGTCCAGTTCAACTACGGCGTCATGACACGCACCTCAAAGAGTGTGGGTCAGATTGTCAAGGTTGTGCGCACACAAGCCCATGCACAATGGATTCAACGACAAGTTGAAAACATTGTGACCCAAGGGTTGCGTACCAGCGTTGACATGCCGTGGTTGGCAAACGACCAGAACAATCTCTGCTCATCGAAGTGGTGCTCGTTCTGGTCAATCTGCAAAGGCGCTCACGTAAGTGAGCAAGACAACACTCCACAGGAGGAAAACAATGGATAAGGACATGTCCATCGTCACGCAAGTTTCGGCAAAGATTGCCAGCGAACTTGCTATCAACAACATCAGCATCGAAGACTATGCGCTCAAATTCGCAGAGGTGAAAGACCTTCTGATTGACGCAATCTTCGGTGGAACCACAACCACAACCACGACCAGCACCGCACCAGTTGAGATGTTGGAGTCAGCATTTGGCACCAAGGCTGAGTTCAAGGTCAAGATTCGTGGCGAGCAACACGGACCACTCCCCGAGTGGCTCATTGCTGCTTGTCAGGCAGACGGTGTGACCGAGGTGTACGACAACCGTGACAGCATTGCGCAGAACCCACGTCGTCCTTGGTTCAAGGCTGTGAATGACAAGGAGAAGGCTTACTGGGAACCGAAGGGTCGCAAGTGAGACTTACCCCTGAACAGATTGCTTCAGGGTGGGAATCGGTGGGGGCGGAACCGGAAGGTTCCGCTCTCGCCATTCCTAGGGAGTACCGCTTGTACAAGCCACTCAGCGAAGCAGCACATTCATTCGTGCGTTGGGCGCAGAACCCTAACCAGCGCATCTACCTTGGGATTGAACCGATTGACAACGAGATGCGAGGCATCGCAAACGGCGAACTGTCAATGATGTTGGGCTACAGCCACGGCGGTAAGACGCTCGTGCTGTTGCACGCATTGGACAACAACCGTGACAAGAAAGTTGCGTTGTTCATTCCCGACGAACCGAAGACTCTCGTCCTCACCAAACTGACATGCATGCATCACAACATTGATGCACGAGAACTGGAACAGCGTGTAGCCGACGATGACAAGCAAGCAATTGACCTTCTCAGGTCAACCGCCGAAGAATCATTCCCGAACCTCGCTGTGTTCGACCAGCCTCTTGTTCCATCAGACATGGAACGGGCTTACGGGGAACTCTGCGATGTGTGGGGTGACAAACCAGACCTCGTTGTTGTTGACTACTTAGAACTCGTAGAAGCCGGTGAGCAAGTCCCTGAGAAGGCTGGCTTCCTCAAGAGTTTCGGTCGCCGGCACGACATCCCGTTGCTGGTGTTGCACCAAACCTCACGCACCTCCGGTGCGGAGGGTCGCAAGTTGACCATCTCATCCGGTGCATACGGCGGTGAGCAACAAGCAACATCCATCATTGGTGTACGACGCAAGAAGTACGAGATTGCATCCGAGATTCAGGAACTCAAAGAGAAACTTGACCGCTCACACAACGAGCGTGCGCAGGAACGACTTGAGGAACTGCAGTACTGGTTGCGTATCCACGAATACACCATCACTCTCAGCCTGCTGAAGAACAAGCGTCCTGCTGGAATGCTCGTTGACGATGTGGACTTTGAGTTGAACATTAAGACCGGCAAGTTGTGGCAGTTGCGAAACGACGAACTGCCCGACCAGTACCTCATGGGCGCACAATGGAAACAACAAGAAATCTTCTAGAAGACTTCATCCAGTTGTTCCGTGGGCGTGGTGACGCATACGGCGGTTGGGAAGGTGTCTGTGTACGCAGACCCCTGACACCTCAAGTGTTTGAATCACACCTGAACGGCTCCGAACTCATCGGCGTGTACCCACTCGTACCGTTTGAAGGTGGCTGGGGTTGTGTGTGGGGATGCACGGACATTGATGTTGACGACCTAGACGCTGCACGAAACCTGCAGATGGCGTTGTCAATGAAGAACATCGTGTCTTGGGTTGAACGCACACGCAAGGGCTACCACGTCTGGGTGTTCGCCAATACGCTCGTGCCAGCGAGCACGATGCGACGAGCGTTGCTGTCAGCACATCAAGCCATCAACTACCCAGCGAAAGAGGTCAACCCCAAACAGGAAGACCCCGGCTCGGGCTTCGGCAACTACGTGCGCCTGCCGTACCCGAAAGGGTACGCAGGCATACCGGAGAACAGGTATGTGATGGACGATGACGACAAGCCGTTGGAACTGGAACGGTTCATTGACCTTGCCATTATCAACAGAAACAACCGTGAAGAACTGCAAGACATTGCAGACTTGTTCCGTCTTCCACCTGTGCAACAAATCAGAATCTCCGAAGTCAGTCATGATGTGAAGTTGTTATTGCGTCGTGCTAGCGCCATCCCATTTCTCATGTGGCGTGACGGTCCCCTTGAAGGAAGTGACCGTTCTGGTACTCTCATACGAATGGCTTATCGTCTGAAAGAGGACAACTTCCAACCGGATGAAGTGTTCTCGCTTGTTCGCTCAGCAGACGAACGCTGGGGAAAGTTCTATCTCCGACCAGATGGTGACAAGGAGATTGCCAACATAGTTCAGAAAGTCTTCAATGAATAAGAAATACACCGTCACCGTCAAAATCAGACCAAAAGTAAAAGCACGTCCACGGATGACCCGCCGTGGGCGTGTCTTCACACCCAAAACAACTTTGGAGTACGAGCGAGCAATCGCAGACGCTTACCTAGGTCCACGCTTTGAAGGACCGGTCGCTGTTGACATCCTTCTCAGCAAAGACAAAGTGAAAATCACAATCAAAGAAACCGACCAAGACACACCCACACTTCGTGGCGATGTAGACAACTACGCAAAATCAATCCTTGACGGATTGAACGGTGTCGCCTACGTGGACGACAAACAAGTACGAGAACTGAGGGTACGCAAATGAGCAGGTCAGACTGGGACATCCCAGCACAACGATTCAACTTCCGACGAGACCTAGCGTTCGGGAAGCAAGGCGAGAAACTGGTCAACTCGTTTCTGAAGGTGCTAGACGACGGTGCCTTTGAGGTGAAGACAGACCGCTATAGGAACGGTCGCATGGCTGTAGAAGTAATGCAGAACCCACGGCGAACCGTTGATGACAACGGTGAGCAGATGTGGAAAGACTCAGGCATTATCGTCACCAAGGCAAAGTGGTGGGTGTACGTCTTCACCCTTGACCGCAACGACGGCACATTCGTAATCGTGCCGGTACGTCGCTTGAAGAAGTTCATCAAGAAGAACTCCAAGCGTCTTGAGATGCGTGACTTCGCAAAGAACTCAGACAATCCAGCAAGGGGGTACATCTTGGAACCGTCAGATGTTATGGAGATGATGGTGAGCGCTGATTACGATGAGTGACATCAACGGCATGTGGAACACCGTTGACGCACGACTGCCGTTCAACGAGTACCAAGCGCTGATGGAATCAACACCGCTTGAAGAACCACGAGAAGTCAACGATGACCTGAACGCTCTTCGTGATGTGGTCGCCCAGTATGTTGACGAACTAGAACCACGAGACCTGTGGATTATTAACGCCTGCATGACAGAGCGTCTCAGCCTCCAGCAGATTGCCAACCAACTTGGCATCACCAAGACGCACGTGTGGCGCTTAAGAAATCAAGCGTTTGATAAACTCAAAGCGAAAATGCAAGCCGACCCAGACATACGAAAGCGAGTACAAATGGCGGATACATGGGAACAAGCAGCCGGACAATGGGCAACCTCTTTCAAGGGTGACAAACTCATCTCAACAAACTTGGCTGGGTCTCTGGCTGACTGGCGAGACATGATGAGAGACTGCGTTGTCAACGAAGACGTGCCATCACAGCGCTTGTTCATAATGGTTGCGGAAGCAACCGTTCATGAACTGCGCAAACTTGGTGAATGGGACTCAGGACACATGGCAACCTTACTGTGCTCCAAGCAACACGACTACGGTCACGGCAACATCAACGCCTTCGGAATGTTCGGCATCGTCGTTCGCATGTCCGACAAAGTGGAACGCTACGCAAACCTGCTGGCACGAGGCACCGAAGCAAAGAACGAATCAATCGTTGACACACTCAAAGACATTGTTGGCTACTGTGTTATAGCCTTGATGTTCAATGAGGGGTCATTTCAACTACAACTAGGAGACACCTATGTCTGACACACCCGAAGCAACAGAAGCCCAAGAAGAGGGCGTCATCAACTTTGAATGGTTGGTCGCAAATGTATTCGCAATCATTCACTTCCTTGAAAGCAAGTTCGGTCCTGCAGCCGTTGAAGAAATCGTCCTCGTCTCCCGTGAGATTGAGCGTCAAATGGGAGAAGAAGATTCGCAGTGAAAACCCGACAGTTCACTGTCGCCTTTGCAGAGCCAGTGGACATTCGGGAGTTGAAGCGAGTGCTAGAAGCACGGTATGACATCGTAGAAATCGGTTCAGGTGTCACCGTTAATGGAATACCGAATGACTACTTGGTGGTACACAATGAGCGACCCAAACGAATGGATTAAGAACCTGATTCCACCGGAAGATGTGGAACAGTTGCAGGCTAAATCAGAACGCATCGTCAAAGGGCACGACACCTTCTACGAGATGACACTGATGATGTACGAAGAAGACATGGTGAAGACCGTCCGCACCCTTAACAGGATGCAGGACGGTAATAAAGAATCATGGATAATGGCAATCAACCTTGTGCTTGCTTTGCTGAGCACAATGGAAGAAGCGTTGGCAGACGCTGACGTTGACCCATACGAAGACCTATGACAACCATCGTTGCAATCCAAGGAGACGGGTACGCACTGCTGGGTACCGACTCTCGCATCTCATCATTTGATTCCTCTGGTATGGCGTACCAAATCACAACGCTGGGTGCTGGTTCATCCAAACTTGGAACCAATGGCAAGTACGTCTTAGGCGCAGCCGGTGACGTGCGAGCCATCAACATTCTCCATCATGCGTTTACACCGCCGACACCGCCAGCGACAGCGAAAGGAAAAAGACTAGATGCGTTTATCACGAACAAGTTTGTGCCCGCACTGCGGGAGTGTTTTGAAACTCAAGGGTATGCGATGCCCGACAACGAAGAGAAAGAACACCTTGCGCAACAGAATTCAACAATCGTTGTTGCGATACACGGCATCATTTATGTCATCGAATCTGACTACGGATGGACCTCAGACAGCAACGGAATCTACGCCGTGGGAACCGGTGCACCATACGCACTCGGAGCACTCAACGCTCTACTTGGAAATCGGTCAGTTGACATCGCTACTGGAAAACGTATTGTCACAAAAGCGCTCTCAATAGCAGGGAAGTTTGACCCATACACAGGGTCACCGTTTACTACGGTAGTACAATCCCCCTAGATTCAATACGGGCACCGTTCTTCCAATCGGTCTTCGTGGTCTCAATGTGGAACCATGTTGCCCATGACTGACCAAACTCTCCGTCCTTACCCACGATACGCCACCCCTTGTGTGGCGACCAGATGGCACAGCCCACATAATCCTGAATGACTTGGATTCCTAACTCCTTAGAGTTCTTCACCAGCCACGGCAAGATGTGCTTTGTCGCCTCATTGCGTGAGTCGTACCTGTAATCCAGCGCTGCACCGAACGAGTGCGATGAGGGCGCACCACCGGAGCGCACCTCACGCCGATTGTAGATACCTAAGTTGGTGCCACCGAAACGCTTGACCAAGTAATCGTTCAACGCTACCAAGTTCGGTGATGCAGACTTAAACCGTTGCTTATCCAACGGTGTTGCTTTCTGCCAGTTGTAGTAGTCAGTCTTATTGACCGTCACTTCCCCTCCTCAATCGCTCGTTGCTTAGCACGAAGTGCTGCCAACTCCCTTGTTCTACGAGCCAACTCGTCACCTTGTGCTTCCGGTGGCAGTTCACGCAACGGCAAACCAAACCAAGAAGCGACCCGAGATGAATGCCCACGCTGATACTGCTCGGTTGACGGGAACAGACGTTCCGCTGCTGAAATCGGTGGAACCAGATTCATCAAACCGTACATCGCCTTCTCCGTCATCATCGGCTGACCCTGTGAGTTGTACTCCAACTGACCAGAAGCAGCCAGCACCGGAATCAAAGCCTTGAACATTCCCTCAACTGGGATGTATTTGTCACGGAACTGCTGACCCGAATACAACTTTGTGTTACCCATCAACTCAAACGGAACACGCAAAGCAGGGTTCACATACGAAGCCAACCTTCTAGGTTGGTTGAGTTCACGAATCGTCTGCTCCAAACGGTTGAAACCAAAGTCTGGTGAAAGAATCATTCCACCACCAAGGTTAATTCCACCCTGCTCACGGATGTATCCGGGGATAACCGTGTCGTCTTCCCTGTTCTCCATGTTGTTAGCAAACCGCTTGTACGCAACGTAAGCCTTCGGGTTTGACCACTGGTTCACAATCTGCAACGGCAGGTTGCGACTCATCCACGTCCAGAAAGGAATGATGGTACGCACAGTCAAGTCCAACTGTGTTGGGTCGCTGTAGTCGAACATGAACCGCTTTGTCCTTGCAAACGCCGTGTTGAAATCCATGTCCTTGACGGCTGAGTCATACGCCATCATGAAGTGACCGGAACCTTCCACGTTCTTACCAACCTTACGTGAAGCACGCAAAGCGATGTTGTCAGTCAGGCGTCCACCGCCAGTTGGCAACCCAGCCAACGCCTCGGTAATCTGACCGCCACCCATAGCCATCGTGACACGGGCTGCAACGTCAGCACGTGGCTGAACATTCTTCGGCAAAGTGGAAACCCAATCATCAATTGTTCTGCCATTAGCCAAAGCGTCAACCATTGACTTATACAACTTCAAACCATCAAACATGTTGCGCACATCTGCACCGCCAGCAAAAATCATGAAAGTGTTGCTCATTGCGTTACGCACATGGAAGCCCGGGCTGAGCGTAGCGTAAGCCTTGAAGAACCGTGTGTATCCGCCCAAGAAGTTAGACAACTCCCTAGCAATCTTCGGTGTCTGAATGCGCTCAGCATTCTTCAAGAACCTGTAAACCTCAGGCTCAATGCCGTAACTGGGCAAATCAAACTCACGCAAAGAAATCAACTTCTTGTACTCAATGCCCTGCTCTTCAGCGAACTTCTTAGCCAACTTCTCATATGACTGTTGCCAAGGCTTGATGACCTTCTCCTGAATTGTGCCCGCCTTAGCAGCAGACAAAGCCTCATCGGCTTTGCTGCGTGCAAGTTGAGCCTTCAAGAAACGAGACTCAGCAACAGAAGCAGCAGCCCAAGCCTTAGCCACAGGGTCATCAGGATTCTCTGCGAGTACACGCAAAGCATCTTGGTTTTGGAATATCCACTTCTGAACTTCCTCGTTGAACTCCCGAATCTTTTCTGCGCTCTTCAGGTTCTTGCCAGATTTCTTCTGTGCAATCTTCGGCAAGTCGGCAACTAGACGATTCAACGAATCAATCTCGGATTGCAGTGCGTCTACAACTGGTTGACCTTCAGCAATAACTCGCCTCAACTCCTCTGGAGAACCATACGTTGCAATGATGCTGAACTCTTCCTTGCCTTGATTAAGCAAAGCATCATCATACGCTTTGCGCAGTTCTGGAATCTCTAGACGCAGGTCTTCACGCTCTGACTGCAAGAACGTCTCTAGCGAAGCACGAACCTTCCTAGCGAACTCAAGTTTCCCTGCAGCCTCACGTGCCATTGCACGACCAGCACCAAGTTCACGCCCCGCTGTGCCAGCCTGAGACAACGCCTCAAGGGCGTTGGCGATATCCTGCTCACGCTGTGCGCCCAGCGCTGCACGCTCGCCTTCAGCAGCCAACCTAGCGGTATCATCCATTTGTATACGTGAACCAGCAGGACGTGCTGTTTCTAGACCACCAGCAATACGCCTCAACTCACCAATAATGTCACCCTGACCAAGTTCACCACCAAACTCTCCAACAATTGGCGCAACATCGATGCCAGCCCCCCGAGCAGATTCAATTCCACGTTCAAGAGTTCCAAGAGCACGCTCATACTCGCCAACTACATTTGTAATTTGGTCTTCACCAAATACTCTTGTAGTAACTTCTCCACCAAAAATCTTAGAAACAATATTTTTAGACCTAGTATCAATCTGGTCAGCCTTTGCCCGTGCTGCAGCAATCTGCTGACGCAACAACGGAATATTGTTTGCGTACTGCTGATACATGATAACGTGAGCGTCATTCTCCAACGGCTTGACAACATCGTTCAAATACCTGTACTCAGGTGTAGCCTGCCATGCCTGCTGTAGACGCAACTTGCGGTTAGCAACATCGCCACCAACACCACGAACATATCGGCTACCAAGTTGACGACCACCCAAGAACTGACCAGCATTCCTGCCCTGAGCATCCTTCAACGCCTTCTGTGTTGCCGAATCAAAATTGATAAACCGACTGATTTCTTCCTTTGTGAAGAAAGCAGGCTGGTCACCACTACCGTTGACAAGAACACGCATCTTTTCCAAAGCGGAAGCACGAACCTCGGGGTTGGCAATAGCCTCAAGTTCAGCCAACCACTCATCGTTGAACTTCTGATTAATGTCAATCTGCTCACTAAGGAACTTGACACGCTTATCAACATCACCAACAGCCTTAGCAAACTTCTTCTCAGCAGCAGGGCTAAGCGCAACCTCTGTGCCCGCTCTTGAACGCACAATGCTGTCATACGTATCCTGTAGGGTCTTGCGACGAGCAAGCAATTCCTCACGCTCACGACGCAACCGAGCCGTATCACGACGTGATGCGGTGAGGTCGCTACGCAACTTCTTAATCTTGGTCTCAGATGGAACACCGGCATACAGCGAATCCCATTCAGCCTCGCTGAACTTAATAATCTCACGCTGACCGGTTTGCTTGTTCAGAATGGTCGCATACAAAGCGGGGGCAGTTGTGACTACGGAACCATCCTCAAGTGTTTCTGTGACAGCAGGTCGCAGGATGAAACCATCAGCGTGAACGCTGAGGTCCAAGTGAGCCAACTGGTCCAACGCTCCGACAATCTCTTCGTCGTTTCTCGCCTTCATGTAATCAGGCGTTGACATCGCCTCGTTATATTTGCCAAGAACAGTCCGAGCCGAAGTGCTCGGCTGTTCGCCAGTCACAGCCAATGGGTACTGGTCACGTGGTGTCTTTGGTCCACGCTTCAAACCTTGGATATTTCTCTGTGCTTCCTTGATTTGGAAATCCAAAGCCTGTTCTGCAAGTCTTTGTTCTTGCTTTTCAACTCCCAAGGCAAGACGCTTATCAAGCAACGCTTGCAATTCATCAGCATGGTTGTTCAACATTCTTGCATAGAGCGATGGCGTGGACTGTGCAAGTGTTGGGTCATTTAGGAATACTCCAATGTTGATATTGGGGTCAAGCATTGTTTCAAGCATCCGTTGAAATTGTCTATCTTTCTTTGTTTTAATAGAAAGCAAACCTTCTTTTTTAATCTTTATTGGTTCGCTCAAAGTGCGACCAACATCCATGCGGTTCATGGGAGTGGTGCCAACTTTTACTTCACCACCAAGAATGTCATCAAACCAAGCGCTAACCATGCTTGGTGTGGCGTCATCAGAGAATGCTGAACGTACATTTCTTCCAGCAGCCTTAGAGGTGGACGGGTACAAAGCCTTCAGTTTGTCCGAAGCAGCCTTCTTACTTACCGGTTGGTCTGGGAATGTAGCCTCAAACCAAGGCTTAACCTTTGTTTCGTACCAGTTGTTGCTAGCAATACGGGCATCAAACTTGCTTCCCTGCTTGGTAGCAGAACTTGCGTCCTTCCAACCCTTCCAAATATCAAACGGGTCGTCCATTGTGACGAGACGTTCACCAATGGCTTCACGCAGGATTGGACCATCAGGTCCATCCAAGAACTGCTGAACAACATCTTTGAACACTTGACCAGCGGAACGAACCTCAAACTCTTTATATCCCTTGTCAAAGATTGAAACTTTACGATTAGCATTACCAACTTGACGCTCCAATGACCAAGCCTCAGCATACGCTGAACGCATATTATCAACAATTGAACGTGCTTGGTCAATTGCAGCCAGTCTCGTATCAATCGCTGGCATGAACTTCTCAGCAACCGCTGCTGTAATCGCAGAATACATTCTTTCGCTGGGGATGAACCCGTATGGTAGGAGGACGTTAGACAACGCACTAAAGCGTGTTCCAACTTCCGACAACATTGCGTACTGCATCACAGCACGTTTCAGGTCTTCCTTTGCTGTAGCGACAAAATCTATACCGGCGGGGTACATGATTCGGCGTGCTTCCGCACGCTTCGACGGATACAACTCAAGAACCTGTCGTGGCGAGTACACATTCTCTGTTGCACCCTGACCGACCGTGATTGACGGGGCTTCGTAAGCCTCACCCAACTCCGCACGACGCAACTTAATCTGGTCAACCAAATCCTGATTAGACTCAATCAGTCTTGCACCCTCCATGTGCTCGTCAAACATGACGCCAAGCCAAGGGTACCTACGGCTCAGGTTGTTAATGAACGACGGTGACATCTCCTCGGAAGCCTTAGTCCCTGCTGTCAGCCCACCAGAAAAGATGCGAAGAAAGTCATCCATGGATGACATTTCATCAGAGATGTTTGTGGCAACCAAGTTCGCTGGCTCCCAAGTGGACTCAAATGTTCTGAGAGCAGAAGTACGGTTGCCCTTAGCAACCGACTGGGTATCCATCTTGATTGCAAAGTCTGCAGTCTTAGCCTTCTCCAAGGCATCCATCAACGTGTTCCTAAATGGCACAAGGAACTCTGGAATGTTTGCACCGTGCACAAAGGAATCCGTCATCAGCATGTGTAAGCCGAGAGTACGCACCTGCGTCAAACTCAGGCTTTCAGTGAACAACTTGGTTGTGAACTCCTGCACCTTGGCGGCAGTCATTCCCTCTTCAACTGCCTCTTGGGTAATCTTCACCTCGGGCACATCGTTGAAACGCTTCCAGAAACTGTCAGCCCTCTTGCTCCTCACATCACGCTGAACAAAAGACTTAAACGAACCACGAACACCCATCCCCTGACGGACCTTCTTCAGTTCTGTACCCGCACTCTTGCCACGAACACCAATGATGTCTTGAATGTTTCTGATTTCCTGAGCAAACGTAGAGTCAATATCCTTACCAGAAATGATGCGCTCCATGTTTTCTTCAAGCACGTTGCCGAACTCGGCAACACGCTTCATGTTCGCTTCAGCAGCATCAATCGCCCTACCAGTCTGCTCCAACTGCTCAAGAACAATTTCAAGTCTGGCTTGCTTGGCTTCAAAGTTCAAAGCAGCAGGCTCAACCACATCAGTAGCCAACTGCTCAATCTCATCCTTCAACGAAGCAATACGGTCATCCAACTCAGACATGTAATCAATAGCAGCCTGACCAATACCCGGCACATCACCTGGCTTCAAATCAGAAGGACTACCAAACAATGTCGCAAACTTCTGACGAGCCTGCAACAACTCTGTGCGTGAATCCACAACCGCTTCCAAAGCAGCAGTCAAACGACCAGACGCTTCAGTGGCTGTCACAACCGGTTCGGTTGCTGCAGCCAGCGCCTTCACGGTCGCACCCTGACGCTCACGCACGGCAGCAACCAAATTCTCCAACGCAGACTTAGACCCCTTGAGGGCATCGCTCACATCATCAACGGAACGCTTAACAGTCTGCTTCGCAGCCTCAACACCCTCAGAGTCAACAAACGTCTTGAAGACACGCATGTCTTCCATCTTCTTCCAAACACCAGTATCAGCAAGATGCTTGTTACGTGCAATCAAACCCATGTGGTGAGCAAAGTCGTTCACATACGACTGAGCAACCTTCACAATGTCAGTCTCAAAGAAATCAAAATCAATCTTGCCATACTCACGGGCAATCTGATTAAGGCGTTCGACCGTAAGGTCGTCGCCCTTCAGTTTGTATCCGAAGAACTTGTCACCCTCACGCAACTTCCTACTACGGAAAGCGCCAAGGGTGTCAAACGGGTCATTACCAAACGTGGTACGCAACTCATCAGCAAACAGCGAATCACCCTGACTGAAACGCAAACCATCCTCGCTGACTTGGTGCGGGAAATAGTTCTGCACACCCTGCCAGTTAGTCTCAGGGTCAACTTCCTTCCAAGCATTGCCAACAACATTCTCCTTGTCAGCAAAAAACTTTCTCCACACCTCAAACGCACGCTGCTCATCCGGTGTAGCCGTCTCCAACGCAGCAGGGTTCTCAAGCAGACGGTGAACCGTAGTGCGGTACAAATCCAAAGACTGCGGTGTCTCCGAATCAACCAACTGCTTCAACTCAACATTAGCCAAATCCAAAGCCTCGCCCAAAGCAGCCCTCTGAGTGTTACGAGAGTTAATCAACGGAATCAGCAAACCACCAGCATCAGGAGTCACCTCACCTCTAGCCAAAGCAATACGAGCAGCACGCATATCAGGTGCTGTCGTCAACTTCTGCATGTATTTGCCCAACTTCGTATCGCTTGCAGCCAAACGAAGTTTGGTCAAAGCGGTGTCGCCAAGTTCACCAATTGCACCAGACAAAGGCAAACGCCAACCTTGGTCCTTTGCACCAACCTTAATACGCTTACCCAAGAAGTACACACCAGTACGGTTAGCACCCACACGCTCAAGAATCTCAGCATCCTTAATTGCGCTACGACCCAAACGTGCAACAGAAGTCGCCAAAGCATTATCGCCTGTAGTCGTAAGAACCTTCTCAGCCAAAGCCAAACGACCAGATGCACCAGCAAACTTGCCAGCACCAAACGTCGCATACGTCAACGGGTCAAGAGCAACGTCACCAATGAAACCCAAGCCACGGTCAATCCAAATATTGCCCGTGTCAATCTTAAACGCTTTACCAACACCAAACGTCGGGTCTTTAACCTGCTTAACAAAATCCTTGACAGAGGCTTTTGTTTCAGGGTTAGCATCAAACAAATCAATGCCTTCACGGATACCGGACACCACCGCACGACCCGGCATTGCGAATACATCCAAAGCCTTGAGTGCACCAATGCCAGCCCCAGCAATTGCCCCTGTAATGCCACGACCGTCAGCAGGCTTACCGAGCCTGATGCGGTCAATCTGGTCCTTCAAGGTTGGGTTAGTGACCATCAGGTTCGCAGCAGACGCACCCAGACGGGCTGCATCAGCCGATGTGGTCTTGCCTAGTACCAACCCCCTAGAACCCCCTTGGGAGATGCCAGAAGCCTGCTGAGAGGCTCTCAGACGGGCAAGAGCGTACCTAGGGTCATCTATAGGGCTAGCCATACAACAACAGCCTTAATCGTTACTTAAGCGGACTTGGTGATTAACTTAAGCATCGCAGCCATAGCATCACCTGTCGGGGTCTTCCCAGACTCTTCATAAGCCCTTAGCCTGCCCCGACGAATCGCCTCTTCCTGCCTCTTGCGGTTAGAGATTTCCGTCTCCACATTTGCCCGCTCAAGAGCAGCCTTCTCATACGCCTTGTACTCAGGAGAAGTCACATCAACATAATCCTTGGAAGCCTTCTTGGTCTTTGTTTTACCCTTAACAGATTGCACAGCAAGACTGGTAGGCAACGGCATGTTTGGCATCTGCAAAATATTCATCAACTGCTTGGCACCAAAACCAACAACGCTTCTACCAAAATTGTCATCAGGCTTCATAACAGCAGCCTTCACACCACGAGCCTTATCCAAAGTCTCACGAACGCTCGCACCTCTTGCAGCCTTCTTAGAAGCCAGCATCTCCAAAGGTTCACGCAAAGCAGCAACCTGCTGGCGTGAAGTTTCGCCAAGCGGAACAGTCTCAGTCGTATACAACTCAAGAGGGTTAGGCAACCCAGCCTTCTTCCACCAAGTCTTGCTAGAAGTACCACCACCAGCACCCTCGGAGTACTCTTTGCTAATCTCCCCAGCAAGACTCTTCAGCGTGTCAACCTGCATCCCGGTCTGCGCAAGCAGTTCGGGATTTGCAGCAGCCAACTGGTCAATCTGACCTTCAATGTCATACTTGGTGTAACCAGACTCTACCGAAGAAAGAATATTTCGAATCAACTCCGGTGTATTCGGGTCGCTAGAGTAACGAGAGTACATTGGCATATCTGATGCACCGCTAGAGAACTCTGTATTCGGGTCGTACACACCAGCCAAATAAGCAAACAGTGGATTATCTAGATTTCCCAAAACGCCAGAAACATTCTTATTCCTGTCCCTAGCAGAAGCGAGCAAAGCCAAAAGTGTCGGGTCCATCAGATTAACCTTCCTTTCGTGCGACCACCTTTAGCGACCGCATTCATCAACAACTCAAGCAAGTTCTGACGCTGGGCTTCTTCCTGATTAGCCAAGTTGAAACGCTGTTCCAAACCAAACTGAGCAGTCTCACGTGCAGTCTTAGCATCCTCAGCCATTAGCCTGTCCAACAAATCCTGAGTCTGAGCATTCACACCAAATTGCATACCGGCACGTTGCCCAGCCAAATCCCGCATCGTCAAAGCACGCTGTGCTGCAACGTCCTGTAGACGCCCAACATTTGACTGTGCTTGTCCAGCCGACAGTACATTTGCAATGTTCTGGAACGCATTAGCCTGAGCAGCATTCTGTTGTGTAAGCATATTGGCATACTCATCTACAGGTGAACGATTGACTCCCTGTGTGGCCAATACATCAGCCAACGCTGCGGTTGGCGCAGGCGCAGCCTCGCCCAACCCAGCAGCCTGAAACTGGGCATACGGATTAGACTGGTTTGTTTGCAAATAGTTCTGCAACTGGTCAAACGCTGAACCGACAGTTCCTTCAGCCTGACCAGAAACCACACCCAACTGGCGCAATAAATCAGCACCACGTGTTTGATAACGCCCAGCCATCCTGTCGTATTCGTTCTGACGCATCTGTTCTTGACCTGACAAGTAATCAGCAAGAGCACCACGAGAACCACTGGTGTAATCGCCACGCTTCAACATGCCTTGCAACATCTGGGTATAACGGTCAAGGGTGGATGGTCCACCAGCGCCACCAGTTGCACCGATATTCTTCAATGCTTCTTCACGTGCTGCTTCTTCAAGTTGTGTCAAAACATCAACACCAACCGTTTGAGTCTGACCTTTCGGACGGTACCCAGCCATAGAAGGAGATTGGTAACTGACAGCAGGTCGTGGTTCCTTGTTTAGTTCAAACAAACGAGACTTATTCAACTCAGCAGCAGTAGGCTGCGCAGGGGTAATACGACCAGTAGTCACCCCTGCAGCACGCTGCTTAGCCAACTCAAGACGCTTACGATTCAACTCATCATCACGTTGCTGACCAGTCTGTGCTGGTGTCATTCTTTTACTAGCCATCAGTACCCTCCTAGGAATGGTCTAAACGAATTTAATGTTGCAGCAGTCTGAGCAATCTGATTCTGCTTCTGCGCCTCCAACTCAGCCAACTGAGTCTGGTACTCAGCCTTTAAGTCAGCCTCAGTCAAATCAGCCTGACGAAACGCCTCAAGCATGTCCTGACGTGCTCGGTTCTGCTCCTCAACCTGTTGACTGCCAAACTCCTGCAAGCCTTGGTTGTAAATACCCGAACGAACACCGGGACCTGCAATTCCACGGCGTGTGTATCCGGCAATAAACGAAGGCATGGCCTTCTCATACTTGCGACCAATATCAAACCTAGCCCTGTCGCCACGTTGTTGAGCAAGAAAACGTGCATACGCATTACGGGCAGCCGACGCACCGTACTGGCTACCCAGCGACCTTTTTCTTCCCTCGTATCCCAAGTAATCAAATTCGCTCATGTCATACCTTAATGATGTAGTTCAAGACGACGTATGGTGATAGGTTCCCACCAACTGACCCATATGAAACAGTGCTGCCATTAACGCTGTGGTCATGATTCCCATCGGCATTAATTCCGTGTGCGTGGTCACCAACAGAACTTGTTACAAAGACGTTGCCAGTACCACCGGCAAAAACATATGTTTGGTCTACTGGGTTACCGCCAAGAACACCGGCAACCTCATATGTGTGGTAGTGCCCACCAGCATTCGTAGTTGCACCACCATGTGAGTGATTGCCAACAGGACCAGTTGTTAGAGACACGCTGTGAGCGTGGCTTGCCACACCGTTAACTGAACCACCAGTTTGAAACATTGTCGCAAAGAGAGCATCCGCCGTATCACGACCATAAATCGTCTTGCCTTTAAGGTTCGGTGTATTCGCACCAACAGCAGCAATCAATGTCGTGTACTGAACAGGGATTGCGACACCATCGCACCACAACCACCCATCGGGCAACGTGGTGCCGGCAAACGGCACAACAGTTGCCGTGGGAACCAACGCTTGTGCTACGGCAGCAGCCAACTTCGCCAATGTAATTGACGAGTTGGCAACAGACACTGTGCCATCTGCTTGTACAACGCTTGATTCAACAAACGATTTAACCGCTGCAAAGTTAGAGTTAACCTGATTGGCGTCTGCCGTTGTGTTGTTTGTAAATGAATATGGAAGATTCAAACTTGCCATTATGCCTTCACTCTCCTTGGATTGTACTTAATCGTAAAACTGTCAACGCCCCACTGCTTTCCTGCTGTGCCGTAAAACTCCATCTGGACGCTCTTTGCCAGACCCATGTTGGAACCAGTCTTCAACACTGCTCCCTGATTTGAAGCACCCCAAGAAGCGACACCCCACATGCCGACACCCCACGTCATCCCGGAACCAGACGAATCTAAAGAAATAGAAAAAGTCTTCTGCTCAGAACCTTCAGCCTCTTCATAATCATGATAGACCTTGACGTTAATGTCAGTTGCCTGAGGGACCTGTTTTAAGACAAACTCAGGTCGTCTAAACATTTTCTTCTGGATGTAGTTGTCAGCGTCAAACCATCTTGTTCTGTAATACGAATCAAAACTGAAATCGCCACCACCAAAATTGTCTTTGTATTGTGCTTGTACATCTGCGGCAGCAACGCATTCCGTAATTGGATGCGCTACGGCGTGGTACACGGTTCCGGAATCATTCCTGTATGTGCAACCACCAGCAATCCCAAAACCATCGTAGGTCTTGAACATTGTCCAACAACCATTCTCTGTGAACGCATCATCGACCCCAAAAGATTCTCCACCAGCACTTCTGGAAAGAGTTGGGTCATACACAAATATTGTGGTGGGCTTATTAGTCGTGTTGATGTCTTTGTATGGCAAAGACAACCACACACGACGGTTGACTATGTTCACGAATATGGACGACGTTGCAGCCTCGTTTACATCTTTGTTGATGAGCATTGGTCTGATTGGTTCGGATACATCTGCAATCCTGTCGCCTGTATAAGCAAACATACCGGATGGATATGAAAAGAAGTAAACGGCTCGTTCGGTGGCAGCAACCGCATGCTGGTTGACTGCCCCAGCCTTACGTGTTAGTTCAATAATCTCAAAATCTGCCTCAACATAACCAGTCAACAAAAACACTGCACTTTGTTTGAAAATGAGCAGTTCACGATTAAAAGGCACAATGGCAATAATCTCAGAGCCACCTTCGTTTACGTCAATGTAATCCAGTTGGTCCCAACGCAAAGGACTATTTTCGTTGCTCCAACGAACTCTATTGGGGAAGTAGTTTCCATCTTCCTTTGTATTCGCCACAAAGATTTTTCCAGCATGAGAAGCAATGGAGTTAGATGCTGGCATGTGGTCAACTGCGGTTCCCCATATGGCAGCATTAGAAGCGGTAATTGAACTACCACCACCCATGCCAGTCCACTGATAAGCAACACCATTTTTTCCAGTTGCAATAAACAACTTTTCGCCCCAAGGCGCAAAAGTTGCACCAAAAGGATTCTTAACCGGAATTGACAAGTCTGTAAAGTTGCCACCCGTGGATGTCAAAACCTTGCCATCATTCGTAGCCTTGCCTGTTGTGAATATCAAATAATCATTGGGTCCATCCCAATGAAACAAAGCCTTGGGATTCCAGTCCACGTTGCCATTCAACAGAATAAAATCAGATGCTTCCGTAAACGCATAATCACCATCTTCAAGCAGCAGCAAGTTCGGGATAACCGGAACTGTATTAATGTTGCGCATAGCGCCACGACTAAACACACCACCACGTGGGTCAATCTCTACATTCAACAATCTGGGAGACTCGTTACGGCGCAACTGAAACTGGTCAGCCCGAAGATTCAAGCCACCACTAAAGTCATCTTGCCGGTAAAGTCTAAGAGAACTCATTGCCCAAGAGTCCTACCAAGTTGCTGCATGTAATAGCGCCAGTTCATCGGCGCAGAACCACGAGACATAATCATCGGACGGTTGGACGAAGGACGCATAATTTCACGGCGAGCCAAAGCAACAGCCTCATCGTAAGACTGCTTGTAAATATTTGACAACTCGCCATCTTCCTGACGCTTGTATGCCTGAGCAATTGCGTAGTACGCAATAGCCGTATGCAACCTGTCATCACAATCCACCTCTAACGAGGTGTTTGTGAGCCATGTATACGTCGGCTTACGATAACCCCTGATAGCGAGCGGATACACAGTATCTGGTTTCGGATACAACTTGATGACGTTACCCCACTCAGCAAAATAGATTGGGCGACTGGCCGTATCCAATGCACCGTTGTAAATCCGCTCAGCATCTTCCAGCGGAATCAACTGCAACCGATTACCAGCAAGGCTGGTATCGGTAATGCTGGTGATTTCACGAAACGTATCGCTAGCAATAGTTGACATTGCATAGTCACGCTGGCTGGCGACGGTGTTCAGCGTTGTAGACGCCTCAAGCCACGGCCATCGACGCTCAAGATTAAGAATGCGGTCAAAGCCGTCACGCATGAACGTGCGAATGAGAGCAGACGGAAGGTCTGCCTCATCTAAATCTGTGATATCCCGTACTAGTTGCGTCAACTCCGCTGTTGTAGACATCAAACATCCTTTCCGGATTGCTTAGCCCGAAGGTGACCAATGCAGTATTCTGTCCCTTTAGCCTGTGGACCTTCACAGGTGTCTTCGTTGGCAATGCAGCGTTGGCGTCCCAGATAAGGACTGCTGGCCGGTGCAAGGCGGCTATTAGGAGCGCTGCCAGCGGGACGTGAGCCACGGCTAGCCGGTTCTCCATAGAGGGTGTGGGCAAGTTTTGCATTCATCACCTATAGGAGTCTTCGTTCCCCATACAGCAAAAAGGAGGGGGTACTGGACCCCCTCCCGTTTGCGTAACCGACTAGGCGGTCTTTGCAGTCAACTTGCCCTGCTTCTTACGGTTACGAACCGTGAGGTTGCCGTAGCACATGATGAGCGCATAGCGTGCATCCATGTTCTCCGGACGGACAAAATCGGTCTGTGTGAACCACTTGCCACTGTGACCAACGAGGGTGATGTACTTGCTGTTGAGGAAGTACATGACGCCTGCGGTGCAGTGCACATCATACGTCACAGGAGCCGACTTGAACAGCAGGTTCTGGAAACCAGCATCTGCAGTCTTGGTGTCGGTGTAACGGAGTTGTGGTTGCAACAGCGACTCATACTTTTCGTACAGTGTCTGGGTCGTAAGAACCATGTCAGGGTGGTCATTACCAACCGACACGCTGTTGTATGCCGTTCCCATCTGGAGGAGTGTCAACGCACCAGCGGTGTTCTCCTCGTATGAACGCCACCAAGTGTTCAAAGCATCAGACGAGTCAATGCCACCAACGGTGTTACCGGACTCAACGAGGTTGCCCAAGCCGTTCCAGTTCTTTCCGCTGTTGCCAGTTCCGTCAGCATAGAACATCTGGTTGAAGCCTTCACGCAGCGACTCTTCAGCCTGCATAATCTTCGATTCCAGAAGGTTGATGACTTCCTGCTCACCATTGTTCTTGGCTTCTTCGATACCGCTGATTGCGATAGAAGCAGAGTACTGCTTCCAATCGTACTCAGCAGCCGACACACCCTCTTGTGGTGTGAGGGAAATTGTGTCGTAACCACTGTACGAACCGACAGTTGAGTTCTGACCATAAATCAGAGGCTCAACAATCTTCGTACCACCATTCGTCATACGAATGCGACCTTTATCCATGAGGAAGTAGGTGAGTGGACGGGCGGTGAACACGTTGTCGGTGAGTTGCGGACGGTAGTTCGCAAGCGTCGTTGACAACAGTGCATCAAAATTTGCATTACCTGCAGGCATGATATTCTCCTATCAAATAGATGAGATACCCAACTGCTGTTTTGCAGCAGAGAAAGCATCTCTAAGGGATGAAATTTGACCAGTCCCATTAGAGGTGTTTGCTGCAGATGAACCACTAGAAACAACCGCACCAGCCTGACGCTTAGAGTCAACAATTTGCTTTTCCTTCGCTGATTGCTGAGTCGCAATCTGCTGCTGAATCTGCTTCTGTTGATACAACTTGTCAAACGCCATTTGCTTGTACACCGATTCTAGGTCCGAAGTGCCGTTTGCCAAAGCAGCCGACACAACTTCATTTGCGTCAAAGTCCTCATATTTGGACTGTAAAGACTGTATGGTGCGCTCCAACTCCTGATAAGCCTGCTGTTCCTCAAAGGAACGGATTCGGCTCTCAAGTTGGCGGTACTGCTGCTCCACCGGGTCCGCAAACAAATCGTCATCCTCACCCACAAGGTCGGATGCCTGCTTGTCCGTCAAACCATAATGGCTCTTCAGCAGTTCCACAGTTGCTGCTGGGTCATTGTCCAACGCCTGTTGGATTGCCCGTGCGAACTGCACCTGTCGTCTTTCCTCAGCAAGTTCCTGTGTCTTCCGAGTGTAGTCGGATTGACGTTGGTACCCACTAAGAGCCTCTTTGAGCGGAACATCAACTTCCTCACCATCAACGGTTACTTTGACATGCTTGTCGCCGTACTCGTCCCAGTTGAGATAGTCAATCTCCTGCTGTTCAAAGGCAGTTGTCTCGTCGCTTGCGACTTGTCCACCATCGGTGGGTTCCGCAACCTCAGTAGTAAATTCAGTTTCCATAACTCCGTATTCTGGTTGGTTATCTATAACACTCACAAAAGCGTTACATCATCGGTGGCTGACCACCCTGTGCAAGCATCTGTGAGAGCATCTCGGGGGGCACACCAGCCCCTTCTGGGGGCATGGGTGCCTCACCCGGGGGCAACATTCCCTGCTCTGGACCCATCGGGGATTGACCAGCAGGTGCTTGAGGTGCCGCCAAGAAAGCCTCCGGAGTCTTAACCCCAAACCCAAACTGAAGCACATGGCGTGCCAAAGCACCCATGTCAACCACGCCTGCGGATACAAACGGGGCCATCGCATCAACCATCTGCAAAGCCATCTGGCGACGGAACGACTCGTTTACCGGCTGAGTAGACCCAGCCTCAACCTCAAAGTCAAAGTTGCCAGCAATGTAATCACGGTCAAACTGAATCCAAATTGGCATGGCACCAGAGCCAACCACACGAACCACTTGGTCGCCGGTCATGAACTGCTGTGCAAGCCCAATCAAACGGCGGGCACATTCTGCGATGCAACGCTCAACCTCAGCCAGTTTGTCAGAGGTTCTCGCATTCATGGCGTCCTGAATCATGGCGGATTCTGTCGCTGTGCGACGAATCTCGCTGACACCACCACGCATGAACTCAGCCACACCACTGATGCGGTCCATGTCAGCCATAGCCTGATTGGAGATGTTGTACATCTCCGGTGGGTTCACAATGGCTGGCATTGGCTGGATGACACCACCAAGGTTCTCGTCCCCAACGACGGGCACAAGCACGTTGTCCTCGGTTGATTCCAGCGCTGAGCGACCATCAACATCAAACGCTGATTCCTTATACAGCCACTTACGGGAAAACCGCTTACGGTGGTTCATCATCTGTGTACGTGTCTCGTTCAGTTCCTGCTGAAGTGGCTCAATGGCTTCCAGTTCACCAATCGGATAGAAGTGCTCGGGCACATCGTAGTTGCGCATCATCACAAACGGATGACCAAACGCAAACGGGACTTCCATTGGGTTAATCAAGAACGAATCTCCACCATCACAGAACACAGCCATCGTGTTCTTCTTCAGGTCGTAAAACTCAATAACGTCACAGTAGGCGTCTTGCGGGTCACGGCTCATACGGGGCTTGCGCTCCTCGGATGACCACTTGGAGTACCGGCTGGCTGTCGCCTGCTGGCGAGCAGCCTTGTTATACCGCTTGTCGTTCTGAACCTCAAGCAAAGGACGACGTATACGTTGAGCAATCCACTTCATGTTCTCAATCGATGTTGCCTCTGGGTCAACAAAAACATCAAACGGTGACACACGCTCAATGAACGGGCGGTCCTCGGTAACAATCAGTTCGGTTTCCAACGAAACCTCTTCCTGACCTTCCTCAACCTCACCAGTCTCTTCAACCTGCTCTTTGGGCTTTTCACGCTCTTCTTCTTCAAACTTGTAGCCGGTCTTCAGCCAGCCATGCCCAACAATCAGGTAATCATCAACTGCACGACGAATCTCTTTCTGACATTCGTATTGACGCCACCAATAGTTAATGATGGCTTCCGTGACTACGGCACGGTCGCCATCTTCAGGGCGACGTGCACCAACAATAATCTTCGGGTGATTAACGCTAACGGATGGGGCAATCACGTTGATGGTTGAGAACGCCATATTGACCAGCGCACGGTCGTCATCTTCATACTGGTCGTAGTGGCGACCACGGTACAGGTCAATCATCCTATTCCAAAGGTCGTCGTATCCGTCCTCGTCACGCCACTTGTACGACTGTGTAATCGCCTTGCGGCACTTGGTCAGTATGTCCTTAAATGCTGGACGAGCCATTAGGCATCCTTAAATGTAAGTTGCAGAACAGCCTCTGCAAACAACTGAACCGCTGCAACTTGGTCAGCGCTGAGGTCTAAACCAAAAGCGGTTACAAGAACAAGAACCGAGCGAATAAGCGCCCGTATCCGTGATGCGTTTGTTTTCATGATGCCTCCCTGTGGCTGTGGTCGTCTCCCATGTGGCGGTCTAATTTGTCATCAACCTTGTCAACTTTTACAATCAGGTGCTCAAGCAAACCTCGAGATTCTGCGTGCTGATTAGTGTTCTCATTGCGCAACTTTTGTAGCAAAACCACCACTGGTCCTGTTATGACCGCAACTATGATGGGCACCAACCAAGCAGACATGACGCATCAAATCCAACGTGTCCCGACAGGTTCGGCGTTGATTCCTGCAGCGGTCGCTTCCTTGACCTGTTGCTGCTGACGTTCACGGACGGTCGGTCCATGAAAGTCATCTTTGCCATGAGTAAAACCAATGCGAATGTTTTTCACATGGCACTTAAAGCAAATGGAACCACGCCGAGGAAGTTGGTCCTCAACCCATCTAGAATCACATACTTCACAGGTGAAAACTGCCATACCTAGAGTCAAAGTCGTTACTTACGGACGTTAAACGCCCCAACACGGATTCTTTCAACCTGCTCCGTAGGAATAAACTGCTCAAACCACAGCAAACTGTTCTTCGGAGGGGTTAAAGAAACCTGATACTCGGGCAACCAGACATGCTTCAGCATCTGGTTGGCAATAGCCAAAGACATCACTCTGTCGTCGTGGGGGGACCCATGCATCTTTCCGCTGGCTTCCCGAACAAATGTTCTCAACTCCCCAAGGGTCTTCGCACATGGCACATACAACTCGTCGTCACGCAAAGCCTTAGATAATTCGTCTACAGCCAAGGGCTTAGACGCAGCAGTAGTACGCCAACCTAGAATCTCCGTAGCCTGAGGGTTCCGCTGAGCCAACCTGCGCTGCCTGTAGATGTTCTTGTACCCTGTCCTCTGTAGAGCCTTTAAGGTAGTCAGACCGTGGTTGTTGTTTTCTACACCCATCAAGGCTTGGTTATACCAAGCCCCCAATGCGTACAAGACGTCTGACCCAAAGAGGTCTGGGTCAACGTGACCGTGCCAGTGAGCCACAACCTGCTCATTGTAGGCGTCAATGACATGGGCACTGCTGTAGTCGCCATGACCCAATCCTTCAGCCACGTCCGCTCCGATGCAGTACACACCGTCAAGTTCGGGGAATGCGAATATTGACAACTCCCCACCGTCTTCCCTGAACTCATAAACATTCCTGCCCATCCCCTTGTGTAAGTACCCACACCTAGGTTCCTTAGTTTCAATCTGACGAATAACATCCAAGTCAAACACCGGGCGACCAGACCGGATAAAAGCCTCATCGGGGTCTGATGGGTATTCTTGCGCCAACTGCCAATCAGGCAGTTCACGGCGCTTCACCTCGTACCAACTGTCATCACGGTCGCTGGCAGACCACGGGAAAAAAATACCTTTGAACGAGTTTGTGCCGGTCTGCGAGCCAACCCACAGCGAATGGAAGATGTTGCCTTCGCCGTTGGCTGTGCTGAGGCAGACCACACGACCGCCAACGTCAACCGTTGGCTCAATGGATGCCCACGCTTCTTCGCTATTGGGCAAGAACGCCATTTCGTCTACAAAAATTCTATACAGCGATTCACCACGAGCAGGGTCGTTACCGCTAGGTAGAGACTCCAAGTAGGACTCGTTGTTGAAGACAATCTTCAACTGGTTGTCGCTAATGAGCGCTGGTCCACGCTGGCGCATCCACTCAGGTAACTGCTTGTATCCGTACTTGGCTTTTTGCAACAACTTTGCAGCCTCACGCTCTGTACGGCTCAACATAACCTCGGGTCGGTCAGCCCAAAAGAAAATTTCCCAGAACGCAAACGCTGCAGCCAGAGTGGAGAATCCAATCTGGCGTGCTTTGAGAACAATGGTTCTGCGGTGATTAATCCATGCTAGGGCTGTTTCGGTTTGGGCTTCACGCATCTCAAAGAGAATGCGTCCACGCTCAGGGTGGCGAATAAACCAATAGTTAGAACAAAAGTATGCGAACGCTTCTGCCAGTTCTTCTGGCGTTGCGTTCTCTGGGCCACGACATTTGCGCCACTCACGCTCGTTTAATAGTTCACTCAAGTCCATAAATAACCTCTGGATGCTTTGCTCTTATCTGTGCAACCAGTTCTTGAATAAGAGCGTTGCGTTCCCTTTGGGCGGTCATTGGTCCAATGTGTTGTTTGTACAGCATTTTGGGTATGCGATGCATTTTTGTGACCGCAGCAGTACGAACAACAAGGTCGTAGTCATCCGCAACCTCAAGGGTTGCGTCATGACCACCCAGTTCTTTGTATACGCTTGAACGCCATGCTCGCAGATGATTAGGTGCTGACACAATGTGGGACAGTGTGACATCGTTGACGGGTGGGGCTTTCATCGCCCACACGTTGTGCTCGGTGTCCCAGTAGTGGTCGCCGTAGCCGAACGCCCACCCGTCAGGGTATTTGCCTGAGGTTCCGTCTGGGAGGATTTCGCACCAGTCTGAGTACACAAAACCAATTTCGGCGTCTACAAATGTGTTGCGTACTTCTATTAAGGCATCTGGTGTCAGTTCGTCATCATGGTCAAGTTCCAGAAGAATGTTTCCTTCCGCCCACATGAAAGCATTGTGCTTTGCCAAACCAATGTTGCCACCGCTAGCCGTGGGCGGTCTCAGGTAATGCACGACATAACGCTCGTCTGACTGATACCCATAGATTTGTCTGGCTACGCCATCAAAATCTGTTGGTGAATCATCGTACACAAACCATGTCCAATTTTGATTGGACTGGTTTTTTAGGCTTGCCCATGTTCTTGCCAGAATCCAGTCTGGTGTTTTATAGGCAGTTGTTATTACTGCAATATGCATGATGCATTTATGTGGCTTGTTAGCCCGCAATCTCCATCAATGTAATTGTGCTTGCCATGATTTGACCGGCCACACCTGAATAAGCACGGTTGATAGACACGCCTGAAGCATTTTCTCCACGATACTGAATCTTGTACGTTGTTGAACTTGTGGTCGCAGGCGAATCAAGGTATTCAAACGTGCTTTGCGCACCAGAATAAAGACTGCCTGTTGAACCCGTATAAAACCACACTTGAGGGTCCGCCCCGATAACTGTGCTTCCACGCAACAAACGCAGAAATCCACCTGTTCCTTCCGCATGGCCCGTTCCTACGGACGCAGTAATGAGGATTTTGCTTGATGAAGATTTTGGTGTAATTGTTGCATTTAGGTTTGTTGCATCAACGTATGTTGTGGAAGTTGTTGCGGATTGTGTTGTTGTTTGGTTGCTTACAACTTGCAACACTGTGCCGCTTGTTGCAGTGGTTGAAGCAATGTAACGCCACGCTGTGCCATTCCAAACAGCAACCATGTCAGTGTCAGTTTCATAAATAACCTGACCCTCATAAGGTGTGGCTGGTCTAGTGGATGATGTGCATACACCTGACTGGCTAATGCGACTGGATGGTGTATAATTAGAAAGTCCCATGATTATTTCCTATAACCGTAAACGCTAATTGTTGCGCTAATGGTAAAACTGCTGTTGTTGCCAATTAATGTAAAACCATCATAAGTAGAGGTATTGCTTGTTACTCCACCAAGATGGCGATAATACGGCAAGGGGTTCACTGGTTGAAAACCAGATGAAAAAATTGCTGTTCTATAAGACAACATTGGTTGCATTATCTCAATGCGCATTGGTGTATTAGCGTATCCAAATGCTCCTTCTTGTACTCCTAAAGCCCAATCTGTAGTGGCACCACCACTGTTAATGGCAGTAAGAATTCCAGAACCCATATATGAAACAAAACCACCATACAAATAAATACCACTGGCATCAACGGTGGTCCCGTTTGCTAGACGCATAAAGACTGTTGTGGCGGAACTAACAGAAGTGAGATTTACGTTCACAACATAGTTGTCATAAGTGCTACTGAATACGCCATTCATCAAAAGGTTGTTAGAGTTCGTAAACGTAGTTGAAGTTATAAGTTCCAACCCTGGCGGGGTGTCAGTATCGGCAATGTAGACCCATGCTGAGCCGTCATAGATAACAAGACGGTTCGTGTCGGTTTCGTAAATCATTTGCCCTTCGTAGGGTGCGGTTGGGCGTGTGGTGCTGGTGCAGATTCCTGGTCGCCAACCGTTAGAGATGTTGCTGATACCCATTACGCCGGTCCTACATCCTCAACAGTTACGACGGTTGGTTTGGTAGACGAACTCTCAAATACGGCACCGTTATTGCTGACTCCAACACGCAAATAAATGTCATGCGACCCAGCCGACAACGTACCCGTCCATAACAAGTGCATTGTCAAACCGTAACCACCGTCCATGCTAGTTAGGTTTGTTTGCAACGCTGATGCCGATGTTGCAGGTCCATCCGTCAACCATGCGTACATATTTCCTGCGGCGGTTGACTTGGCACCGTAACATTCGGCGTGGACTTTGTATCGCCTGTTTGCTACAGCGGTAAAAGACCCTGTTGCCGCAAGGTCAACTTCGCCACCAGCCGTGAATGTGTAGGCAGCGGATATGGATGACACGAACTTGACCATTCCCCACGGAAGATTCCAGTTTGCGTACCACGCTGACCCGTTGTACACCAACACCTTGTCAGTGTCCGTCTCATAAATCATCTGCCCCTCATAAGGGGACGCAGGACGAGTCGTAGAAGTACAAACAGCCGGTTGCAAACTAGCAGTACCTAATGCGGCAGAAATACCCATAATTAAACTTCCTTAGACCAACCCATAACAATAACATTCACAACTGAACCCGTGTCACTATAGCCATATAGTTGCTCACCAGCAGCCAATACCAAAGCGGTATCCCACACAACGGTGTCATACTGCGCTACGGGTAATGCGTGTACAACACGGTTGGCGGTACCACTACCAATGCCCAAATACACCAAACGCTCCGTGCCACCAGTATTGCAAAAGACAACCTGCTTCAAAACCCACACACGGTTAGCAGGGACAGCGGAACCAACGCCAGCATCGCTGGCGGTCAACTGAACTGGACCAACCAGTCGTGTCTCTGTCCTGTCTCCAACAGCCATAATTAAACTCCTACATCCATAGTAATGATAGCGGTAAACTTAGTGTCGTTCATTGGGTCGGTGGATGCCGTTGTGTTGACCCACTTGGACAATGAAGAGTTATACACTAATGCTTGACCCGTTACGGGGGACGTAATCGCAACATCCGTCGCAGCAGAAAGCGTCGTAAAACCTTGAGGCCCCTGTGGTCCCTGAGCGCCTTGGGCGCCTTGGGGACCCTGAGAACCAGTGGCACCTTGCGGACCTTGGGTTCCAGTTGCACCCTGCGGTCCCTGAGGTCCAACCTGAGTATATGTGACCTGTGTAGCAGTAAACACAATACCCGGGATTGAAGGTGAAACCGGAGAAGTGCCGGGTGCACTTGAATCAATTGAAATTTGGGTACTGGTTGTTGCCCAAATAACCTCAATGTAATCACCAGCAGTCAACTTCATTACAAAGTTAACAGTCATCAAACCAAAACCGTCTACACCGCCGTGCTTGTTTGGTACAGACAAACGTGTATCCGTATCAGGAACATCCCCAGAAGAACCAGCATTGTTCTTTCGCAACCACACGTTGGCTTCATGAATCTGTGTATCGGTATTCTTAAACTGAATAGAAAATGTCAGGCTGTAAATGCCTGTATACCCAAAATTAACTCTAGATGTGTTTGAAAGAGTTACACCAACACCATCAGGGTCCGAACTGTTAAAGGCAATAGGGTAAGCAGTGTTTGCTGCAGCAGCAGTCTGGTCAGTTGTATCCCAAAACGAACCCCAGTACGCAATGGTTCCACCAGCACCAGTGGCACCTTGTGGTCCCTGAACACCTTGGGGACCTTGCGGACCTGTTAAACCAATAGCACCCTGTGGACCTTGCGGTCCCTGAGAACCGGTATCACCCTGTGGTCCCTGCAAACCCTGAGGACCAGTAGCACCTTGAGAACCCTGTGGACCTTGCGGTCCGGTATCTCCCTGTGGACCCTGAGGTCCAACAGCACCCTGAACACCTTGTGGTCCAATCGGACCCTGAGAACCCTGTGGTCCAACATCTCCCTGAGGACCTTGGGCACCTTGAACACCCTGAGGTCCTTGTACTCCCTGAGGACCTTGAGAACCTTGGGGTCCTGTAGCACCCTGAGCACCCTGTACACCTTGAGGACCCTGAACGCCTTGTGGTCCTTGTGTTCCTTGTGGACCAGTAGGTCCTTCAATGTTGCCAACATTTGTCCAACTGTTTGTATTCGCTGACCAAACATACAGGTCACCATTGGCAACAAGATACGCATCACCAGAACTGCCAGTTGGATGCGCAGCAACCAACGCAGCATAATCAGCGTACTCGCCAAGAATGTTTACACTAGTACCGGCAACACCCTGCGGTCCTTGCGTTCCTTGCGGACCAGTTGAACCTTGTGAACCTTGTGGACCCGTTGCTCCTTGGACACCCTGCGGACCTTGAACACCCTGAGGTCCTTGAGGACCAGTAGAACCCTGTGGACCAGTTAAACCTTGTGGACCTTGCGCACCCTGTGCGCCTTGAGCGCCCTGTGTTCCTTGCGCACCAATAGAACCTTGCGCACCTTGAGAGCCAATAGAACCCTGAGGTCCCTGTGAACCTATGGCACCTTGCGAACCTTGAGGGCCTTGAACACCTTGTGCACCGGTAGCGCCCTGCGCACCGGTAGCACCTTGAGCGCCTTGTGCACCTTGTGGACCTTGAGTTGTTAAGAACGAAGCAAGAGTGGCAGCACTAATCTTTTTACTAACTGGTGTGCCCGGAATGTTGTCAACAACCAAAAACAGGTCGTCAGTCGTCAGCGTAGCAAGAGCATCAAGTTCAGTTACTTTCTTGTTACCCATCAAAGACCTCTACAGTAAAAGCGTTCGTTACTTTTAATCATCTACCCGAAACTTAAGCGCATACTGCTCACCAGAGTCACAGTACGGGCAACCCTGCCAATTAGCCGGGAACTCTTCCCCGCACCGTTGGCACTCTTCCAGTTCCATCACACAACCTTGAGCCGAGCCTGCTTCTCACGAGCCGCCATAGCGGCAATCAACTCATCCAACTCACCATCAGACAACTGGGAAGCAGCCTTATCAGACTTAATCTCCAAAGTTTGCGGAGCCATCCGGTTCGTAGCCTGAAGGTACAACTGGGCAGACTTAGTATCCCCATCAAGAGCCTTGGCATACAGGGTGTCCAGCAAGCGTTGTGTACGCTCAGGCGACCCCTGAATGTGGTTCACACGGCGTTCCCACTCATCACGGAACACCGGCTTTTTCTCCCAGCGTCGGAGTGTCTTGACATCCACTCCAACCATGTCAGCAAACTTCACCTTGGTAGGTGGCGTTCGCTCGCTGGGGGCTGTGCATAACCAATCTAGATAATCAGTCTGGGCTTGGGTCAGTACGACTTCAAGATTCTCGTTCATATCTAGGGTTGTATTCGTCACAATAAAATGAGAATCATTCTCAGGTAACGGCTGGGGGGGATTATAGGGGGGGACGGGAAAACCGTCCGTTCCTAAGGGAACGGCGGTTCCAAGAGGCGTACACATCGGGCGAGGCAAAAAGCCGAAGCCCGAACCGTTACATGAAAGGGGCAGTCATGCCAGTTAAGTACAAGTCTGTTGATTCACACGCCAAGGCTAAGAAGGCAAAGACCAGCGGGATGAAGCCTTCGGCTTACCCCCCAAAGAAGAAGTCTAAGTGAAAAAGACCAAAGTTCAGAAGGTGATGCGTGAATACAAGACCGGCACACTCCACTCTGGCAAAGGTGGACCTGTTGTTAAATCACGCAAGCAGGCAATTGCGATTGCTCTTTCAGAGCAACGCAAAGCGACTGCGAAGAAGCGTAAGAAAAAATAACCGCCCCTGTCGGTGCGGTTGTATGGAGATTGACTAATGGCAGCAAAGAAAGACCCCAGACTGGCAAGAGCAGGCGTGAGCGGATACAACAAGCCAAAGCGCACACCCGGACACCCCACCAAGTCCCATGTTGTAGTAGCCAAATCAGGTGGGCAAGTTAAAACCATCCGCTTCGGACAACAAGGCGTCAAAACCAACCAGACAGCCGGTCAACGAGAAGCCTTCAAATCACGCCACGCCAAAAACATCGCACGTGGACCCATGTCAGCAGCCTACTGGGCAGACCGAGTGAAATGGTCCCCCAGCAAAACAGCACAACCCAAAAATCGCAAGTGGGTAAAAGGCTCCTGAGACCCTCTCAGACGCACCAGAACGCCATATAAGACGTCTGGGACTCCAAACCAAACAAAGGGTACCCCCTATCCGCCTATCCGCAAACCTGTCCGGCTCTGGCTCAAATGAGTCCCTTTGATGTTTGGGGGTACGGGGGGGTCGTATGCCCCTAGGGGGGGTGGTTCTTGTGCACGCACACGCACGCATTTCCGCCAATAAACACGGGCAACATGAACCGGCTAAAAGCCCGCCAGAATAAGGGTGAGAGTTCCGACAATGGGGCGCTCTGCAGGAACGAAATCCTGCACTCAGAGAAAGAGAACCTATCCATGAACGAGCAAATTATGTGGAAGCGTATTGACGCATTGCGTGACGCTTGCCCGAATGGTGGCATGTGCGATTACGAGGAACTTACTTGTTCGCATTGTGACGAGGCGGTTGAGTTGCACGAGCAAATCTTGTTGAGTGTTGAGTCTCGCCTTTCGTGAATAGCGACTGTCGCTCATCGTTATACGGTTGTATAACGGTGGGCGGTTGTGGTTAGTCACAACGACTATCCAGCACGCAAGAGCGTGTACAAACAGAAAGAAAGAACAATGGCTACTAGCAAGAAGGTGAAGTCAAACTTCACGAGCAAGAACATCATCGGGCTTATTAACGCTGGCTCACTTACAGCGTTAGAAGGTTGGTGGAACGCTTATGCAGATTTCGTTGTCTCTGGTGCAGAGACGGTCAGCGAATACGCTAAGGCGTCGGTCAATGATGATTGGTCAGAGAATACGATTGGTCAGATGGTTGGCTATGTCAAGTGGGCTAATGAGATGGGCTACAAGCGTTCTGAGTTTAAGTCCATGTCTCATCTTCGCACGACGAAAGCGTCGTACAACGATGACAATGGCAACAAGCGTAAGAAGAAGGCAACACCGGTTCAGCGTGCCGAGAACGACTTGCGTCGTCTCCGCAACGAAATGTCACCGAGCCAGATTGAGGATTACGCTCGTTTCTTGCTCGCCAACGCTCGCAAGGCTAAGTGAGGTTGGTCATGGAAATGGTTATTCGTGACATTCTCGCAACGATTGGTCTTGTGTCGGTTGTTGTGGTTGTTTCTGCGTGGGCAACTATGAAGTGGGACATCATGCGTGAGAGGCGTGATGGTTTCATTTACGATTGGCAAGACGAGGAAGGAGAATGGCACCAGACTTACTGAGTCTGATTGTCTATTACTGCTCACCGTTATACAGTTGTATAGCGGTGGGTAGTGGTGGCTAATCACAACGGCTAGCCAAATACAAGAAAGAAATAACAATGAATACACAAATAGATAACAGCAAGCGTCCGGCGTTGCCTACCGCTTCGGAGATGATGGATTACTACCGTCGTAATAATCGTGAGGTGGTTGGCTATCGTGCTTTCCGTTTCGTGGATACGAATTGGTTGCAGTGGTCTTCGTTCACTTCGTGCGAGGAGACCGACACTCTTAACAAGTTTGAGAGTGCTGGTTGTTTGTTGTCGCCTGTATACGCAGATGAGGTGAAGTAATGAATAACAACTGGGCAAAGATAGAACACTACGAAGAGTATCCAGATTTTGGCAATCTGGAGATACTTCCAGATGAAGACGGAGTTGCTGTTACAGGTATTTCTGGTGGAATTGTCATGGAACAATTCATTGGACTAGATGGTGTCACCAAGGAATTGACCATTGTCATGAATGGCAATGTAATCGTGAACATTGACGGTGAAGAACTGAAGATGTGGAACAATGCGAAGAACATTATTACTCACGGTGTGTTGGCTGTTCACAATACAAGAAACAAAGAACTTGCAGCAGAGAAAGAGGACACAGGTGAGTAACGAGAAAGAACCGAAAGCGTGGAAGAACGGGCGGTACACATACTGTCTGTCTCATGGTCGTAGTCAAGTCATCTCATCAGAAGACTTGTACGAAGGAGACACGCTGTTGTACGAGGGTCGCAAGTGCGACTGGTGCAAAGAAAGGTTGGCATGACATGAGTTACCAACAACTAGGTGAGTTCACTTATGTTATCGTTCCGGAACCGGCGTACCGCCATACCGAAACGGATAACATCATGCGACATGGCGAATGGCAATGCACATTGTTTCGCAAAGACGATGTAGTCGCCGGTGCTTTAGGCACCTACGGTTATTGCATACGCTGGGTTCATGACACGATTGCAGAAATGGGAGGTGAGGAATAATGACATACTTGATTGTGGGCTGGCTAATCATGCTGGCTTTTATCATGATGTGGTTTGCAGACAAATGAACCAACACATCTCGTTATACAGATGTATAACAGAAACACAAACACAACAAACAACAGAAAGGAAATGTCATGACTGACATAAACGAAACACCAGAAGAAATCAACAACGAAGCAGAACCACCAGAAACATGGTCGTGTGACTCATGTTGTAACGACTTCCTTGTCAATGACACGGACGAGTCAGACGAACATCAGTATCAACCATCGTTTGAGATACAAAGCAGCAACATCTGCGAAGACTGTATGTGCGAGTACACAACTAGTTGTTGTTACTGTGGCGACCAGTTCTTCACCGAGGATTGTCGTTGGCTAGATGACAACGATGATTATTGGTGCGAGACCTGTTGGGACAGGCGTGTTGATTACTGTTCACGACACGACTACCACCACACAAACGCCAACGGTTGTTACCGGTGCGAAGATGACCCAGAAGAAGATGAAGACGAAGGTCTCATCAAGGGTTATGGTTACAAGCCTCGTGCCGAGTTCCACTTTGTGTCCACTCGTCACGGCAAGAAAGTCATCTTGTCTAACGCTATGGCCATGCCTAGTTCGGTTGACAAGCCGACGCTTGGCATTGAGTTAGAAGCAGAGGCTGTTCATTGTGACCGTTACGATGGCGCTCGTCTTGCCCAAGAAATCTTTGGCAGTCTTGCGTATCTCAAGAGCGACGGTTCACTCAACAACGGTTACGAGATTGTGACTCACCCGTTCACGCTTGATTACTGGCGTGAGCGTGTTGATGCAACTCGTCTTCGTGAGTTGGCGAACATGGGTATGCGTTCTTCTAACACGAACACTTGCGGTCTTCACATTCATGTGGGTCGTAAGTATTTCCAGAAGAACATCACCAGCATGTATCGCTTCATGGCGTTGTTCCATGCGAACAATGAGCAATGGCGCAAGATTGCTGGTCGTAGCGAGTCAACCTACGCACGCTGGTCTGACCAAGAGCGTGAGAACATGATGGATTACATCAGGTACATCACCACTCATGGTCGTATCGGTCAGTCCGCAAACTTTGACCGCTATGTTGCACTCAACTTGCAGAACCACGCAACTATTGAGTTGCGGTTCTTTAAGGGTACGCTCAATGCGAAGTCGCTCAACGCTCGCATCGAAGCCGTCGATGCAGCGTGTCGCTTTGCACGCAACATGGTGTACAAGGGCAATATCAAACAGTCCTACAGTTGGGACAAGTTCCGTCAGTTCGCTACTGACGAGGGCTACACAACATTCAGCGAATACGCAACAGAGAAAGGTGTATGACAATGTGTCTACTTACATTCATGCAAGAAGGAACCACCGCAAGCGATACAGATTTGCGTGTCGGTGCCGACAACAATCCCGACGGTTTCGGTTGGGCTATACATGCTGGGTCTACGGTTCTTCGTGGTCACGGCATGGTGTTTGAGCAGGTGCTTAATGAGTTCATGAAGCAACGCAACAAGCACAGCGGTCCCGCCTTGTTCCACTCTCGTATCACTACGCATGGTGGCACGAACAAGGCTAACTGTCACCCGTTCCAGATTGGTCGTGACAAGCACTCTGTGCTTGCTCACAACGGTATGTTGCCGTTAGAAGAACAGAATGGTCGCTCTGACACTCGTGTCTTTGCCGAAGACATTCTGCCTGCAAGCGGTGGCACGCCTATCTTGGACTCCAAGAAAATGCGGAAGAAGATTTCCAAGTTTGCTGAGGGTTCCAAGTTGGTCATCTTGACAGCCAACAAGAACAACAAGAAACCGTACTACATCATCAACGAGAACCTAGGTCATTGGGTCAACGGTGTGTGGTGGTCTAACAGTTCATACAAGTGGACACGCACATACTCAAATGTGGGCTACGGCATGTATGCGTCTGGCTGGCAACCGTCAACCAAGACTGTCAGCAAGACAGAACCTGAGCAGACATACCATTTCCAAGAGGAATGGTCATGCAACTTCTGCGGTCATGTTGAGCAGGTAGACGAGTACAACATTGACGACACACTTTCGTGTCCGAAGTGTTTCACTTGTTACTACTGCGAGATGAGCGCCTTGTCCGGTGACTGTGATTGTTTCCCTGACGAGATGCGTTCATATGAACCGCAAGACTATGTGTGGTCTTCCACGCATGATTGTTATCTGCCCAAGTGGGACGACGAAGATGACCTAGAGTTTGGGTACAGCCGTGCCGTCTAATCAAACAACAATCATGAGTGCATACGACAGACTCATCCCACAATTAATACAACCACAAGAAAGAGAGTCAACAATGACTACAGAACAAGAACCAACCAACGAACTCAAGACATGGGTCGTTGACACAAGCATCAGAATTGTTGTCAAAGCCGACACAAATTGGCAAGCAGGCAACGACGCTGAGAACTTCATCTGCGAAGCAATGAATGCTGTTCGTGAACAGTTCCAAGACCGTATAGTGGAATGGACTAGGCAAGACCAATGGGTGTCTCGCAAGTACAGGAACATCGGCACAAGAAGCAACAGCGCCTACACGATTGGTCGTCGTATCGGTCTTGATGACTTGGTTGATGGCTGGAACAGCAACGGCAAGTTTGTTCGTGATGACAACGGCACTCCGACAACAGAGTTGCCGACAATCACGGCTCGCTGGTTGGCAACAATCTTTGCTAAGTCTGGCGGTATCCAAGATGTACAACATTCCATAATCAAGACTGTCTATGACAGGATTGCCAAGTGTGTTGAGGCGGAGATAGAAGATGGTGTTGATGTAGAGAAGTCTGCTGCAACAATCGGCATTGACCAGAACGGCAACTCACGGGTGGTGTTCTGATGAAAGAACAAATCTTTCTAGACACAGACCTAGGTAGAGGCATGCTTGTTTCTGCCCTAGAAATGGAGCCATGTGACGGAAGTCGCTATTGGAAACTAAACATTTCCTACGATTTCTGCAATGTGACATTTGAGTGTATTAGTGAGTCAATGATGGTTCACAAACTTGGTTTGTATCCGTCTGTGTTTGGCAACACGAACTACTCTGTATGGGACAGAGACGCAGTCAAGAAATACCTTGACCTCATCTTCACAGAAACATCAGAACAGGAAGCATCATGAACAACAAGTACGAACCAACCCTCGAGGTTTCACTTACCTTGCAAGAGTTACGTGCCGTAGTCAAATCATTGTCTATCGGCGCAGACCAACTTGCCAAGAAGGTGCAACGGCTTGGAGCCAACAGCAAAGCAGACGACATTGCAAGTGAATACTTGCTTCTCTTTCGTGCGAAAGCCGAATGTGAGTCTGTTCTTGCTTGCGCTTTAAGCGGAGAAGACTCCTGAAGTACAAGGCGGTAGCGTGCGCTCTACTGATGCTGACTGGCGTAGTCAGTCCAGTAGTGGCGCAAGCCCCGCCCGACCAAATCACACGCCTTACCTCTGCTGTGTTTCTTTACGAGAAACCTGAACCACAACCGAAGCCTGAGAAATGGTCACCGGAATGGTTCAAGCAACTGCCTGTGCCAGCCGACGAGTATTGGGACAAGGTTGCCCAATGCGAAACCGCTAGCAACTGGCAGGACAAAGGCAGATGGGCTGGTGGTCTCGGCATCTTTGATAAGACATGGCTTGCTTGGGGTGGTGGCGAATTCGCCCCTCACCCTTCGCTCGCTAGCCGACGCCACCAAATCATCGTGGCTAACCGCATCGCAATCCGTGGCTGGACAAGACCGTCCGGCAAGTTCCGTTACCCTGCTGGGTACCGTGGCTGGGGCTGTATTCGCAACCGTGAGTACCTAGACCCTCCGGTGAAGGATGCGTGGGGTAAAGGCGTATGAGAGCCTTACAAGAGCGCTGGCGGTGTCCTAGGTGCGGTCAAGAGACCGTCGTGTATGTGCGGTTGGTTGTGTCACCAACCTGCACAAATCACAAGGGCAATCACCCCGTACAGATGGTGCCGGTCAACAAGCGTTGACATTCTCGCCACCCCTTGTTGTTATGCTCCCCTGTCGCAGGACGGGGGAGGGGGACTACAGGGGGTGGGGGCACCAGACCAGTTGCGCTCCGCACCTCAGGGTGCGGTGCGCTTGCGTACACAGGAAAGCGTATGACAAGGAGAAAAACCGGCTGTGGGGTTCGCAGTCACAACGAGCATTGCCTTTGCGATGTAGTCGTAAAGAACCCAGTTCCAATCAAAACCACCGTTCCTTCAGACCTTCAACACGGAGAGTTTGTAGCGAGGCTGATTGATTTCTCACCACCGTACACAAGAGAAGAGTTCGCTCGTTTCTTGACGGAATGGGACAGAGGCATGCGACTGATTCAAGATGAGAATCGGATTCAAATGTTGCTGTCACGCAACAAGATTGAGAAGTCAGCAGATGGTTCCTTCATGACCCGCAAGGGGAATGTTAAACTGACTGACGGTCAGTTCATCTGGCTCAAGGACAGAATACGGGAAGGCTACGAGCCGACACCGATAGTGCACTTGATGATGGAAGAACACAATGTGGAAATACACAAGT